TTAACACACTCAAGACGCTTGCCAACAACGGGAAAATAAATTCTTTCAAAACTTCTGGTCAGCATAGGCGTTTTCGTCAAGATGATTTAGATGCTTATATGGGAGTTGAGAAAGAGAAGCAAGAAAAGTTGACTGTGATTTATGCAAGATGCTCAACAGCAAAACAGAAAGAAAACCTTGAACGACAAAAAGACAGGTTAAGAAAACACGCAGAAGCCAAAGGTTACAAGTATGTTTTGATTGATGAGATTGCCAGTGGGATAAATGAGAAGCGAAATGGCATACATAAGTTAATTAAGATGTGTTTTGAAGGTAAAGTTGAGAGAATACTGATTGAATATAAAGACAGACTTGCCCGATTTGGTTACGAGTATCTTGATGCCATTTTCAAAAATCTCGAAATTACGGTTGAGGTTGTTGAGACAAAAGAAAAGAAATATGAAGAAGAATTAGCAGAGGATATTATGAAAATTCTTACCTGTTATTCCGCTCGTTTTTATGGAAGGCGTGGCGGTAGAAAGAAGAAAAATACGGCTGAGAATGAGCCTATCGAATCTAATGGAATTTAAAAAGGAGGGAAGTGATGCGTTGGAAGGATGGAATTGCAAATTTGAGGGACAAGAAATACCGGGACAGCCGGGAGTTTGTAACGTGGGTTCAGGATATGTCTGACGGGAAATTGACGCTGAATACCCGCAAGGCCTATTCCCTACGGAGGGAATGTACATTGTATTACTATGATTCCAACTCGTCAGTAACAACGGACACGAACAAGCTGATGGCTAAGCACATCGTGAGGGACGAGGACACCATCTTGAAAAAGCTGTGCGATATAGAAGATAAGCAGATCAAGAACGTGGTCTGCGATATGCAGAAGAGTCAAGGGATATTCTCGGACAGTAACCTCTTTCTCGAAAGAGCCAGAGGGATTTATTTTGAGTGTAAGAAAAATGTGGACGGGAAGTGGGACAACTACGATATTGAGTACAAGGCATCCTTGTTCATGGTCTATCCGGATCGTTTCCCGGAAGGCCAATTGAAGATCGACTACAGCTCACTAGATATAGACAAACGTTCAGACGAGTATCGGAAAGTGTTGACGGTGGTCAACCTTGTCAACTGTATGATGGAGACGGTTTGGGAGATGTGTTCAATAATCCGGCCTGTGGAGACTATCCGGTTTGATCTCAAAGGCGTGGGAAAACGGAAGGAGCTTGTATGGCCAGCCCTCTTTTGAGACGGTACACTTGGGGTGAATTCGTGAAAGACATGATAGTGCTCTTCCTCTTCTTCCTCGTTCTATACGGGATGCTGTGCGTTGTCGAACGATACGAAAACAAACAGCTTCCTCTCAAAACGGAACAAGAGTATAATGAGAAGGCGAAAGAGAACCTGGGGAGGGTTTGGCTGTGTCCATGACTGGGGAAATTGTTTACAAGAATCCTGTATATGTAAGAGCAAAGGGGGAAGAGTTTATTGCGGCGTTGAGGGAATTCCTTCAGATGCCTTATACCCTTCACCGGAAGGCTTGGCATGGGCACCACGTGGCTGAGCAAAAGTTCAAGAAGATGGTTCACGCTGACGGGACGTTTCTGGCCGGGTTTGTTAATCGGGTAGAGACTTATTTCACCAAGCTGGGATATGATATCCAAATGAAGGGTAACAATAAACTGCCCCTGATATCAGATGAGGCTATCCTACCGGGGATTAAGTTGAGAGAAGATCAGAAACGGCTCATCAAACGAGCCGTCACGGAACAGCGGGGCCTGATTGTATCTCCTACGGGCTCCGGGAAGACCGTTATGATAGCTGGGGTTCTCTCTTGTCTTAATTGGTCTGAATTGCTAACTGTCCTTGTGTTGTGTCACAATACGAGTCTTCAATCCCAACTTCAAGAGGAGTTGGAAACCCGATTCAACTATGCCTGTACTCTTTTAGGAGGAGGCCACAAGCTCAAGTATGGTGCGGAGGAGTACCGGGGGAAGGTGATCATATCCACGGTGCAGTCCGCAGCGAGAACCGATTTCAGCAAGTTCGATTTCGTAGATGTGGTCATCGTAGATGAAGCCCACCACGTCCACGATATCAAGAGTCAATACTTTGAGGTTCTCTCCCGGATACCTGCGAGGATGAGATTGGGGTTCACGGCTACCCCAAGGACGGAGGACGGGCCTCAGATGGTAGCCGAAGGCCTATTGGGACCAATACTCGATCAGGTCACGGTAGAGGAAGGGATTGAGACGGGTATTCTGGCCAAACCGAAGATCAAGTTGATCAAGATTCCCTTCAATCAGAACATTCGAGACATCCGGGCGTATCCGGCTGTATACGAACACGGGGTGGTACATAACCTACGCAGGAATAGGATTATAGGCAAAACGGTGATGGAGTTTGTAAAGGAAGGCAAGACAGTTTTAATATATGTCAATCAGATAGACCACGGCCACAACCTTCTACTCACCTTGGAAGGTATGGGCTACAATGATGCGGTATTTATACGGGGAGAGACGGAGACGGACAAGCGGGATTTTGTCAAAAGGAATCTCAACGACAAAGTGGTCAACGTAGTCATAGCAACTACGATCTGGAAAGAGGGCATCAACATTCCCACCCTCAATGTGATTGTAAATGCCGCAGGTAGCAAATCGGAGATAGCTGTTCTGCAAACTATTGGCCGGGGATTTCGCAAGGCTGAGGGAAAAGACGAAGTCACCATTGTAGATTTCTTCGATCCTTCGCATCCTTACCTCATATCACACTTCGGGGAACGAATTACACTGTATATGGACAAGGGTTGGCTGTGAGATTGTAGGGTGTTATAAAAAACCACACTCGATTCTGACGAGGTTCAACGTTTAGAGGAGGGGCTGTATCTTTATATGGCACATAGATTGATCAACTTCCTTGAGGATAATAGGATCAATTACATAACACAGGGCAAGAATGTTACTCCGGGGTGGGTAGAGATTCAATGCCCCTATCGCTGGTGTTCCGATAAAAGCAAACATTTGGGTATCAATCTTAATTCCGGGATGCACTCTTGCTGGGTCTGCGGAGCAAAAGGAGGAATGGAGAAATTGATATCCATCCTCTTGAAAGTACCGTATGGACAAGCTGAAGAGATTGCGGAAGAGTACGGCTTGCGGAGTAGTTCTTTTGCTCATCCGGTAGAGGAGAAGGTCAGAGCCCATGAAGTGAGTCTACCGAAGCGGATGAAATACGTTCTTCCGGAGTTACACCGCAAGTACCTGTGGCAGCGCAACTACGATCCTGATTTCATAGCAAACCGATACGGTGTTGGCGCAACACTAGTTGATCGGGAGTGGGGCTGGCGTTTGATTATCCCGGTAGAGTTGGATGGCCATATTGTGACCTTTGTAGGTAGAGATGTTACAGGACGGCAAACCTTGCGATATAAGGGATATTCAGATGAGCTGTCGATAAGGACTACCAAGGAGACGTTATACAATATTGACTCCGTGGATGATAGCCTTATTATTGTAGAGGGTGTATTTGATATGTGGAGAATAGGAGATCCAGCCGTTGCTATATTTGGTACAGCGTTGACTCCGTATCAGATAGAGTTATTGAAAGGAAGACGTTTGAAGAAAGTACTGATATGGTTGGATAAGACTGCGAAACGAGAAGCAAAAAAGATAGAGGGTGCCCTTCAAAATATTGTCGATCCAAATATGGTATTTACTTATCAATACGAGAGTAGAGATCCAAAAGATCCAGACCTGTTTTCTCAAGATAGAGTACGCAATATTGTAGAGGATTTCCTTGCTTTATAGTGTAGGAAATTATAGCAAAATAGGAGTTAAATATTCAATATTTTTATTGCGAATTTACATTCACTTTCGCATGAAAAACTTCGGAGCTAACTTTTTCGAACAGTAATTTTAATATAGTATCTCATGCGTTTTTACTCTTTACTATATTTATTTACTTCTTTCTTAAAAAATTTTAATATCGGTAAAAAGGAAAAAGGAAAAATAATATCGGAAATTATAGCGTAGAAAGGAGGAATAAACTTTGTCTATGGAACCAGGGAGAAATTTGGGACTGGAGCCAAAAAAGCCTACGAAAGAATTTGTACAACTACCGGATACTGGAAAGGATAATAAGCAAGAGCGTATTAATAGACATCTTTCAGAAAGGTTGCCTTTCCGAGTTCAACAACTAATGAGGCTTTGGATCAGTTTGGGTTTTCGTATAGGTGGGATCAAAACGAAGCAATACCAAAGAGACGTTAAAGCACTGGTCAATGTTCTATCAACTGTAGACTATATACCGCATCAAAAAAGAAAATTGGAACTACAGGAAATAGCAAAAGGTATGAGGACATTCAAGTTGTGGTTGGATGATCCTGAAAATCTTATTTTTTTGGATAGATCGGATGACATCATTTACAAAAAGGGATTGAAGCGCTGTTATTTGGATTCATTTATATACAATCCGATAGGAAGGAGTATGTATACAAAGTCTTGGTTGATGACGTGTATTTCGGGCGTGAAACCTCCTATGGGTTATAAGGGGAGACGAAGCAACCCAAAAGTGAAAGGAGATGAAGAGTTGTTGAAGATAGCTTCAAGGATCAACCGGGTGTTTAACGTATACTGTTTGAGAGAGATGAACAAGAAGATGTTATTGCTTAATGAGGACAAACTCCACAAATCAGCCTATTATCGGGCCGCAGTTATATTGACCAACTTTTTTAATAGGCATCCCGGATTAAAAGACACCCCCACTTATCAATTCAAAGAACAGTATATGGTACAGGCTTTGTTTGAGATGAATAACGATAAATGGGAGCAATTCCACCCCGGTTGGTTGGGTACATGGATGATGGAAGAGACTCTTGAAAAATTCTACGAGATGAATGGAGGAGCTTTATAATGCCGATAGTGAGAACGGGAGACAAGAGGGAAGAGAGGCTGATATTTGGGATGATAATGAGCAAGAAGGTTTGCGGACGTTTCTACAGTATTGTCCGTAAACGGAGAGAGGTTATCAAGAGCCCATACTATCAACAGGTGGCCGTTTGGTGCTCGAATTATTATCAGAAGTACAGGCGCAATCCGGGGCCGGAGATACGAAACATATTTGAGATCGAACGGCATGAGTTCAAGCCGGAAGACCGGGATATGATCGAGGACATCCTGGTCGATCTTGACCGGAGATCGGCAGATTGGGCTCTCAACGAGGAATCCCTGATTGACGACAGTATGAACTATATCAGGAAACGTCTGGTGCAGGAGATAACTGATTTGGCCTCTGTGCAACTTTCTACCGGAAGGGTGGAAGATGCGATAACAGAGATGACGAAGGAAGTGGAGGTGTTGAAGGGGCTGTCGAGTGAGTTTGATACTGGCTTCAATATGCTTGCTCAAGAGACACTACAGCATTGGATAGATAACCAGGACGATGAAAGCGATATCCTCTTTCAGTTTCCCGGAGCCGTGGGGGAGATAATCGGACCACTCAAGCGGGGATGGGTTCTTGGAGTTATGGGCCCAGCGAAAAGGGGGAAGTCATTCTGGCTGCTTGAGATAGCTCTTCAGGCCTTCTTGGAAAAGAAACGGGTGTTGTTCGTCTCTCTTGAAATGAATCGGTTGGAAGTGGAGGAGAGGTTCTACAAGAGGATAACGGGGATGGGGGACGGTCAGTCAATAAATTTCCCGGTGTGGGATTGCGAATCCAATCAGGATAATTCCTGTAAGAAGAAAGCCCGTGCTGGCCTTCTTGGATTATGGGAATATGGTGAGGATGGAGATTTGATAAGAGAGCCGATAGATTGGACTATCAACCCCAAGGGATATGTACCTTGTTCGGTATGTAGGGAAACGTCAAAGAAGGATTGGAAGATGGCCACCTGGTTCGAGAAGAGACGCATCCCAGCTATAACGGCCAAGGCTATCCGGAGGAAGTTGAAGGGAATAAACCTACAGTGGGGCTCCGGGTTTGTATCGGTGGTTTATCCGGCTTTCAGTGCTAATATCGGAAACATTCGGGCATACCTTGATTATTTGAAAGAGGAAAGGGACTTTGAGCCGGATGTGATAGTTATCGATTATGCGGACATCCTTGCCCCGGAGGATTCCCGGATGGATACAAGGGATCGGATGGATGAGACTTGGAAGATGTTGAAGAACCTAGCCGCCAGCCGCCACTGTCTCGTAGTAACCGCCAGCCAGACGAATCGTCAGAGCTTTGCGCGTCAGAACGTTCAGGATACTGATGCCGCTGAAGACATACGGAAGATAGCCAACTGTGACGTGATGCTGGCGTTGAATCAATATGGTTTGGAAAAAGATCGGAATATAATGCGCGTTGGAATAGTAGCACATCGACACAGAAATTTCTCGAAGAGTGTCCAAGCCCTTGTTCTTCAAAACTTCAGTACAGCCGCGGCTCTTCTTGATAGTGAGCGGTGGGTATCGAAGGGTGGTAAATGACTTGAAAAATAAATTCTTTACTTTGTGTCTTCAAAAGGGTATATAATAATTGTAAAGCAAAACCGTTCTTGAACCGATAAGGACGATAACAAAATTTGAAAGGAGTTTGACGATGGGTAAGGACAGCAAAAAGAAAACAGCGGAAAAGAGTTTGAAGGATCGGATTCTGGAAGTGGTCAAGATTCTCAACAAGGCAGACCTTCTCGAAGAGGAACTGGAAGTCAGCAAGAAGATGGATGAGGACGATCTCCGTGAGGCCTTCCTGGCAGCTTGCGAATCTGTGGATGAGGACAAGGAGGATGATCTGCCTTCCGAGGTTGTGGACCTCTACAATGAGCTGACGACTCCTCCGGAGGAAACCCCGGAGAAGAAGGAACCGGAGCCCAAGAAGGCTGCACCCAAGGGCAAGAAGGAACCGGAGCCCAAAGAGGAACCCAAGGCTGCACCCAAGGGCAAGAAGGAACCGGAGCCCAAAGAGGAACCCAAGAAGGCCACACCCAAGAAGGCCGCAAAGAAGGACGAGCCCAAGATGACCCGGTTCATCGCCACCGCCATGGTCCTGAAGAACGGCAAGCCTATCTCCCCGGAAGACCTCGCAGTCAAGGCCAACGAGATTTATGCGGAGGCAGGCAAGGGGGACAACCTGAAGGAGTCCAAGGCTATCGTGGGCGTGGGCCTCACTTTCCTGGAGGAGCTTGGAGTGATTGAGCGCACCGATAAGGGCCTGGTCAAGTTCACGGCATAAGGACGATGATCTGCCCGGCCACCTACAAACGGCCAGGGAAAATCCCGCTCAGGTTTTGGGCGGGATTTCCCATTGTTAAGGGAAGGCAAATTTTTATCAAGCCCAACCTTGTCATGCCCCCTACCAAATACGAATCCGCAAGTTGTACTCGCATAGAAGTTGTCCGGCTGGTTATCGAGAAGTGTCTCAACGAAGGGGCCAAACCGGGAGACATCATTGTAGGGGATTGCGGGTTCAAGGATCAGTGGGAACTGACGATGGAATGCTCCGGGTATCGGAGCCTTGAAACTGACTACGGGGTGAAGGTCATTTGCGTCCAAGAGGGAGAGAACTATCACAAGTACACTCTCCACCGCATCCCCGGATACATGTCCCTGTTCGGCATCAAGATATCGGATTTTGTACTGAATGCGGATGTGGTGATAGACGTTCCCAAGATGAAGATCCATAACACAGCGGGAATAACGGGAGCAATCAAGAATATGATGGGTGTGATCTCCCCCAAGGGATCGATGCACCCTAACGGAAGTGCGGTCATCCTCCACAAGCGGCTCCGGGACTTGTACACCCTTATGCGGAGCCGGGTTGGTTTCATCGTGGTGGACGCCATCGAGGGATCGGAATATGCGGAGTGCGGGGGAATCCCGGTTGTATCGAACGTCTTGGTGTCTGGTACGGATATGTGGGAGGTTGATTGTATCCTAGCCCAACTAATGGGCATTAATCCTGTCGAGATACAATACCTCGAATACATCCGGACGAAGGACAAGGGGGCCATTCCATTTCCGAAAATACCTGTGGTAAATAAACCAGCTATAATAACATACGAACGGAGGTGATATGGACCTGTTCTTTGATAATGACTTGAAACTCCGTCTGCCGAAGGTTACAGGCAAAGTCAAACTTGACAAGACCACTCCCAGCTACAAGTACCTCAGTAACAAGTTTTATCTCCGGGAGACTTCGAACCATTCCGGATGCTGGAAGGCTATATGCTTGTGGTTGAGGGAGAAAGCTGGAGAAGTGCCTGTTGTGGTAGACGCGATGTGTGGGATGGGCCTGGGTTCGAAGATCATGGAAAAGTACCTTGAGCCCAAAACTCTTATTTGTAACGACCTGAGCCCGGAGTGTTGCGATATTATCCGGGCGAATATCTCCAAGGCTGAAGTTTGGAACGAGAACATATTTGAGGTACCAAGACTCATTTTGGATAAGTTGAGCCGTGTCTCTCTTATTTGCGTTGACTTCAATACCTTCTCCCTCAAATCGGGGGAATGGGTGAGAGTGTTAACGGAGTTGGCCAAGGTGACGGATTGGCTTGCGTTTGCTGATACCGCTTGTTATGGGTTCTCCCGTTTCCCGAAGAATTTTGACGTGTATGGGGTGACGGATGAACAGCAATACTATCGCAAGCTGGCGGCAACGATATCGAAAGAGCATTATTTACAAGCCGTGTCCTCTCATCATAATGCGGCCATCGTTTTGTTAGGCAAGAGGAAGACTATCAAGACAGCCAAGCTTTCGGGCTTTGATTTGGGCCTCACGGTGGGCCGAACGATCTTCACAGCTGGTTTCGAAGGCTCTGGTGGATAGATTCCCTTTGATTCTTCACCGTAGTTGACGCTATGGTGTGTCAAGTGTAGTAGCCTGTAGAACGATATGGCCCTGGTACCTGACCAGGGAATATGAGGAGATTAACAATGGATGAAAGAGATCGTCAATTTTTACCGGAGTTGGTGTATTGGTATTATCGGGTAAAGGAATTGCGGAGAAGGGCCTGGGATCGGTTTTGTTTCTCTATTGCGTGGAAGCTCCCAAAGCGGATGAACTACTGGGCTGCTGTCCGACTGTTCTCAAGTTCTACAGGTTGCCCCTACGAGGGGGAAGATGTAACGAAGGTCACTTGCATTCAGGCGATGAAGCGATGGTCAGATCGTTATAATTTGGACTATCATAACAGATGAAGAGAGATATCAGGCAACTTAACTTTCGATCAATCGCAGGATGGCGCGGAGATAGTCTGGTTTGTCCTCAGGCTTTCGGGGGAGATATCTATGCCGGGTGCTCGATGGGGTGCTGGTGGTGTTTTATACGAGAGATGGAAGAAGAGATGTTTTCCAAATATTATACAGGGTGGTCTCGTGAACTCGTGCGACCTTGTGACCCGGAAGACTTCCGAAGGCTCTTTGATCGGGCCTTCGGATCGGATAAGGGCAATGATTGGATATTGAGGTGTCTCCGGGAAGGACTACCCTTCAACATGGGGAGCAAAGCAGAGACGTTTTGCGTGGAAGACCTTGATCACCGGATAACGGAGAAGGTGCTGGCTATATTTCAAGAATATGACGTGCCCCTCATCCTAGAAACAAAATCTCACTATGTGGGTCTACGAAGGTATGTGGATATTCTCCGGGAGATGAAGGTGGCTGTTATTGTAGCAATTATGGGAGGCTCCGATACCTTGAACTACAAGCTGGAGCCCAACGCCCCAAGCCCTACGATGAGGTGGCAACTAGTGGAGGCCTTGAACCGGGTAGGGATATGGACTGCGGTGCGGTGGGAACCGATAATGGCGGGGATAAATAGCAAGCCGGAGATGTTCGAGGATTATGCCAAGCTTGCGAAGAAGCATGGGGCCAAACACGTATCCTTTTTCAACTACCGGACGAGCAATTACAAGATAGCCATGAGGGAGTTTGAGGCGCGGGGTTACAACTACCCCAAGATGCTCGAAGGGAACCTTGACGAGAATTGGAGGCCCACCGGAAGGATTTTCAAAGAGGCAATGGACCGCCACGGTGTTCTCTCCTCTTCTCCGGACGTGATCAACTTCCCATTTGATTCAGATCGGATAAGCTGTTGCGGGGTTGACAGTCTTTTCAAATCCTACAAGTTCACTCTTCAATACGCTTGTCACTTGATAAAAGAACGGGGACATGTTAAATGGGATGATATGGAAGAGGTTGCGTTCAAGGAGCCCGGAGCCTACGAGCGTTTGAAGAAGTGGTGGAACGGTGGTGGTCAATATTACATGTTGTCGGATAGTCCGGAGATCGTTGTGCTCGATAGAGAGAAGGGCAAGAACGTCTACGGCAGACGAGATCCAACCAAGAAAAAGGGGTTATTCTGGTGAGTGAGATATTGAAGGCCAAGAGGGAGATTTTGGACCAACTTCAAGAATTGATCAAGACCAACACCCCTACGAAAGAGAACGCGAATGATTGGAGAGAGTTGGCCAAAGAGGTATCGGTTGTTTTGAGGGCTATGGATTTCATAGCAAGGGATATCATCTACCCTACGTGAGGAAAGGAGAAGCATGGACGTTGAAAAGATGGACTATTGGGATGTAAAAAAGGAGTTGTGTAGAATCATACCGCGCACGGGCCGATTATTTCCGGCAGTAGGAAAGACAACCCTTACCAAACAGAAGGGACGCAAGAGCAATTACAAACAGTATAACCTGGTAAAGCGGGAATGGGAGAAGCTGGAGAGGCTTCTGAATACCGAGGAGATCTCATCTTTCCTGGAAGTGTCTCTGAGAGCCCAAAGCTGTCCTCTCCCGTTGAACCTTGACGTGTGGGACGGGTTGATATGCCCTTACCGATGCAAATATTGTTTTGCGGATTATTTCCGGGCCAGTCTTTATTCCTCATTCTTCGATAACTACAAAGACATTGGTCTTCGATATTGTAACACTGACTATTTCAAATCTGAGTTGGATAAGATTTTCAAGTACAGAGGGAAGAAGACGGGCCTGGGTCAGACGGAACTGAGGAATGCGGTGGGTATGGAGATGCCTGTCCGGTTCGGTATTCGTTTTGAGGACTTCCATAAACAGGAAGGCAAAAAGGGAATAGCTAAGGACATGCTGAACTATCTTGCGGATGAAGAATATCCGGTTATGATAAACACCAAGTCTGATCTATTGGGCCGTGACGATTATTTAGAGGCTCTTGCGAGGAATCCTGCGAAGTCAGCAATACATATCACTATGATTTCGGGAGACAGCGACTTTCTCCGGGAGATAGAACCCGGAGCCCCAACCTTGGAACAGCGGCTGGAATCTGCCAAGGCCCTTGTAAAAGCCGGGGTGCGGGTGGTGGCAAGGATAGAACCCTTCATGGTATTCCTTAACGACCAGAAGGAGTATGTGGATCGGTATATCCAGTTGCTTCAAGAGGCAGGGATACAGCACATAACTTGGGACACCTACAGTTACTCAGCGTATTCAGAAGGAATAGCGCGCAACTTCACTTCTATTGGATACGATTTCGAGAGGATGTTTATGGCTTCTTCTGATAGTCAGTGGCTGGGATCGATAATGATGGGGAAGCTGATGGAGTATTTCCGGAAGTACGATTTCATATGCGCCACGTTCGACTTCGGGAACGCAACAACGAATGATGATCCTATATGCTGTTGTGTAGGGGATTGGTTCGAGACGGGAAACAACCACGGGAGTCTTATTCAAGCGATCAACTACATAGTATCGAGGGGAAAACGTCCAACCTCTTGGAGTGACTATAATTCTTGGGTGGAAGCCCATGGGGGCTGGCTCTCGGAATCGATAATGAACGAAGTGAGACTGAACTGGAACTTGGAAGGGAACGTGGCGTGGAATCTTGATTGGGCTGCGGGATTGAAGCCCGTGGGTCAAGACGAGGAAGGCCAAATTTGGATATACAGGCCGGGAGACGATTTCCGGATTGAATACCTGAGACATATTTTGCGATAAAACATAGCTTTACTCGACACGAAAAAAGGAGTACACTAAAAACTTCGAGGAGGAACCCAGATGCAAATTTCGTCTAGAGTTGAAAACATCTTTAGCCTTGCCGTGGGGTTGGAACAGAAGGGACTCGGCAAGAGTATCGTCTATTGTATGGGGGACACGATCTTCATAGTCAATTATGATAGGACAGTGTTGGCCAAGTTCACTACGGATCAGCCCTTTGTTGATTCTCCTCTCGTATTCTATGCGAATGACTATGATAGTTCGAAGGTGGGGGAGAATAAGGGGATGATCCAGTTCGAGCAGGTGAACTCTGACTTCACTCGGATCAAGAGCAGCAAGGCTCCTGAAGGGACGTTCGAGGAGATCCAGGAAGTGTTCGATGACCTGTCTTCTTTCCCGAAGGCGGTCAACTCCTTTGAGGTGTCCCGTTCTATCCTGGACTTCATTGAGCCCGGCCTGTCCCATATTGAGTTGTTCTCGGAAGGTAAATCACTTGTGGTAGTTCAGCGCGATATCTACACCGGGAACATAATCACTATTCGCAGAAACGAGAAAGGGATTTTCAAAGGCGCAAACGATAAGATCCAGAAGGACTTTGACCCATTCGGAGTCAGGACAGTCGATTTTCAGGCCTTGTTCGTATTCAACGACTACATGACATTCAAAGAGATCGGAAAACCTTATTTACACTTCAAGGGAGATAAGTGCGAGGGGCTGCTGGCCACTTGTACTTATGACGAGCTTGGAACGATAAACTATGCGAAAGGAGGAGATCACTATGGGAGGAAAGAGCCGGAAGGCGGGAACACCGAGCAGGAAGTTGGTCGACAAGTTAAAAAACTTGCGCGGAGAAAGTGCTAAAAAGACGAGTCCAAAACCCAAGAAGAAGTAACCGAGGAAACCGGGATGGAATATTTGCAGCTGTTGGAGAAGTTCGGGATTGCTCCCAATTTCTGGTGTTCTGAAGAGTATTTCAGGAGGGCGGGTTGGAGAGAAGTGGAGCCGGAGAGGGGAGTTGTTCAGATGTATCTAGACGAAGACCCAATGCTCCCACCTATCCACCGGGAGCAAGGTGTCCTAGAAGGTTTTTGCTTTTCTGACTTCGAAGGGTACATGGGGTTGGGGGAACCTCTCTTTTTGGATTATGAGTACATCTACGATCCTGTGAGCTTTATAGATATGACGGGAAAGAGATGGGCTGTTTTCCGTAAGAACGTGAGAAAATTCCCTCAGCGGATTGGTGAGGTAGTAGTATACAGGCCAGCCGAAGATTTTTGTGCCTCGTCAGAACCGTTGAACGATTGGCTGGAGAATAAGGTGGGAGAAGACATCCACGATGCGGAAACGATGTTGGACTTTGTTTTGAACGGGGAGAATAGAAAGGTGTTGGTGGGGCTTGAGTCCGGGAACGTCTACGGGATAAACGTTTGGGACAGCAACTACCTGTTCATCAACTACCGATTTTGTTTTCATACCGGGGAAGATTTCCTGAGTGAGTTTTTACGCTTTTGCTTTTACCTTGATCCAGATGTCCAGTTTCAGAAGAAGATGGTCAATGACGGAGGGAGTTTGGACAAAGACAACCTCCGAAGTTTCAAGCTGAAGATGAATCCAATTCGAGAAAGGAGAGTGTACACGTGGGCAAGTTGAATAAGAGGGCTCCGGAGAAAGAGCAGACCAAAAAGGACAAGTTCCAAGGTGAACAGGGATCGGTAGTGAAGAGATCGGAATTTATCGAGGCACTATCAGCGGTCACCGTGGGAACGGGCGGCCAGATGCTTCTGGAGGGTAGTTTGAACGTTGTCCTTGACGATAAGTGGATGAGGACATACAACGACTTCCTTTCAGTGTCGTATCCTTTCCAGTCAGGGATCAGATCAGCCGTGAATCACGAAGACCTGATGAAGATTCTGAACCGGATGGAGGACGAGGAACTCATGCTCCAGACGGATGAGGAAGCCCCATTGGTTATCCGGGGGGAGTACGTGAAGGTTGAACTTCCTTCTTCAGACGTTCGAATCATGAAGTACATCGATGACCTGTCCTTGGAAGACTTGGATTGGCAGGAGCTTCCGGAGAAGTTTATGGAGGGGTTGTGGTGGTGTTTCTTCTCAGCCAGCCGGAAGAAGGAAGAGAAGAACCATTCCATATTCTGTACCGGGACGGATATGGTGTCCACGGACAACTACCGGGTGGGCGTCTATAACCTGGAAGCCGAAACGGAACCTTTCTTGATTTCGGCTAGCAACGCAATGGCCCTCCTGAAGACGGGTTTCCACTTCGAGAGATCGGTTATTGTCAACGGTTGGATCCACTTCGAGGGAGAGACAGGAGTGGTGGTGTCTTCCCGGTTGTTGGATGAAGAGACATATGATGCTCCGAAGGTGAAGGGAGTAGTTGATGCGGCGTTGGAGGAGCTTGATAAACATGCCTATACTTTCCCGGATAAGTTTGAAGATGTCCTGAGTCGGATAGCCGTGTTTGCTTCTTCTAATGAGGTGTTCTCGGAATTGGTCGATGTGACTTTCTCCGGCTCAGAGATCATATGTGAGGGAAGGAAGGAAGCGGGAAAGATCAAGGAACGAATACCCGTCAAGGAGAAGTACCCAAAGATTGAGTTCAAGATTCCAATATTCTTTGTCCGAGATATTCTCAAGATCACCCGGAAATTTAATACCAGTGGCAACTTCATAATCTTCAGGACTCCCAACTTCACCCAGCTCATCCTTACTATCGGGGATTGAGCTATGGGCGGCATCTGGAAAGAACTGGACGAGGACAACAACTGTAGAAAATGTGGACTTTTCGAAAAGTGTTTTTATCCGAAGATGCCTGCATCTGGCCACGGTGAAAAAGGTATACTTATACTTGGTGAGGCTCCGGGAGAGGAGGAAGACGAGAAGGGAGCAAAACTACAGGCTGAGGAGGGGATTGGTCCTCAATTTGTAGGAGCTTCCGGACAACAGCTGAGGGAGACGGTGGCGGCGGCGGGGCTAGATTTCGAAGCTGACTTTTGGAAGATAAATTGTATCAACTGCCGACCTCCGGGGAATCGGAAACCGACTCAGAGGGAACTTGAATTCTGCTGGCCACGGGTTCAGAAGGTAATCAAGGAAAAGAACCCAAAAGCAATCTGGCTCGTTGGGGGATCAGCCCTGGAAAATATCCTTGGCCATACTGAGTTCACGATGGCTATAACCAGCTGGAGGAGGAAGGCCGTGCCCTATCAGGGACGGTGGTTGATCCCTTTGGTTCACCCGTCTTACATAATCCGGAATAGAAACGATTACACGTTGGAGCAATACCGGAGGGATGTTAAATGGGCATACAGTGCGTCTATGCGTCCTGTTCCTCCTATACCTGACCTTGACTCTCACGTTGAGAAGCATTTAACGTTTGGTCCAATTATTGAGTTTTTGGATTACATCTACCGGACTCAGGACTTGATAACGTTCGACTATGAGTGCACCGCTCTCAAGTGGCAACTTCCCGGACAAAAGATTTTGACTATTGGGGTGGGGTACGTGGACGAGGAAGGGAAAGTGAAAGCGGCTTCCTTCCCTTACCTTCACCCTAAATCAGGCCTGTCTCGTTTTCAGCAGACAGCTATCAAGAAGCGTTGGACCAGGATACTCAAAGAGGAAAAGATCAGAAAGGTAGCCCACAACGTAAAATTCGAGGACGGTTGGAGCCGGAACGGATTTGGGGTCATTCCTCACGGATGGGAGTGGTGTACGATGAACTCTCAGCATAAGTTGGACGAGAGCCCGAAAACAACAGGGCTCAAGTTTCAGTCTTTTGTACGTTGGGGAGTGATATATGTAGACGAGGAAATCAAGAAGCACATAGGATCGGAGGACGAGGAGAAACCTGTTAACAAGCTGGATCTTATTCAACCAAATAAGCTGTGTGGGTACAATGCGAAGGATGCTCTTTTGACCTTCTGGTTATACAAGGAACAGATCAAGGAGTTCAGTCGCAAGGATGACCTGATGAGGGCTGCTAGGTTTACCCTCGATGGGGTGTTGGCCCTTGCCGATTGCGAACAGGTAGGAATCCCGGTCAATAATGAGTATTATGATAAGCAGAGAGTTAAGTTGAATCAACAGATAATCGATATCTCAGAAGAGCTTTCTTCCAGTGAAGAGTGGAAGTTGTTCAAGGAGAAGACCAACCGGGATATTGATGTCGATTCTACTGCGGACATGAGGATGCTCCTGTATGATTTCTTGAATATTGATGTCAAGAAGAAGACGGCCACGGGCGGGAATTCTGTGGATGCGGAAGTATTGGAGAAGATAGGAATACCATTCACCAAGAACATAATCAGACTCCGGAAATTGCTAAAGACCAAAAACACCTATCTCAGCCAGTACGATAAGGTTCAGATCAACGACAGGATATATCCCGTATACAATCTACACTTTGCGAGATCCCACCGAAGTTCTTCCAACGATCCCAACTTTCAGAACGTTCCTATCAGGGAACCAGAAGCAGCAGAGGCTGTGAGAGGAGGTATTGAGGCTGACGAAGGATTCATGATGGGGGAGAAGGATTACAAGGCCATTGAGGTTTGTATAGCCGCTTGTTATACGAGAGATCCAACCCTGATCGATTATATCCACCACCCGGAGAACGATATGCACAAGGATCAGGCCGTTGAACTCTTCTTATTACGTCCGAAAGAAGTGCACAAGAATATCCGGTTTCATACCAAGAACGGGTTTGTGTTCCCGGAGTTTTATGGATCATACTACCGATCTTGCGCGAACACCCTTTGGGAAGAATCGGGGCACCTTGTATTGGCTGATGGAGAGACACCTTTGCGCGAACATCTTTTTGATCAGGGAATACGAGGATACAAAGACTTTGAAGCCCACGTGAAGGTATGCGAGAAGAAGTTTTGGAAACGTTTTCCTGTATTCCGTGAATGGCAGGAATACCAAGAAGACTTCTACACGCGCCATGGGTATATAGAAACCTTCTTTGGTCACAGGCGCGGTGGTTATATGACAAAGAACGAGATCATCAACACCCCTATTCAGGCCACAGCCTTCCACTGTCTCTTGTGGTCTCTTATCCGTGCCAATGAGTTGAGAAAGGAAGAGGGTTGGAAAAGCAAGATTCCGGGGCAGATCCACGACAGTATGGTATGGTTCTTCTGGCCTGAAGAATTCGAATATGTAGATGCTGCCGTTGACCGGATAATGACGGAAGATATCCGGGATGAATTCTCATGGTTGATCGTTCCGTTGACCGTTGAGACGGAGTTGGTGCCTGTGGGCAAAAGTTGGTTCGACAAGAAACCGAAGGAGGAAGTATGGTCAAGCAGAAATTAACTGAGGAGGAGAAGAAAGAACGGCTTTCACTTGATAAGAAATACAGGCCTTCTACTCTTGACGATATCGTGGGGAATGACGCAACAGTAGACACCCTGAAGACTATGCTTGAACGGGATAAAGGGGTGCCGGGGACGTTCTTGTTTACAGGCCCCAGTGGTTGCGGGAAGACCACGTTGGCCCGGATTGTGGCCCGTCTTCTAGGAGCAGAGGAGACGGATATCAAGGAACATAACATCAGTCAGTTCCGTGGGATCGATATGGCCAAGGAGATCATCGGGGATACCCGTTGGAAACCGATGAGGGGCAAGAAGAAGGTTTACATCCTGAACGAGGTTCACAAGAGTACCAACGAGTGGCAGAACGCCATGCTGGAGATTCTAGAGGAGCCACCATCATACGTTCACTTTCTACTTTGTACGACTGACCCGGATAAGCTATTGAAGACTATTCGAACAAGGTGTACCACTTTTCAGGTCACGGCTCTTCAGCGTCAGAAAATAGCCCGGTTGGTTAAGAAGATACTTGGACTTGAGCAGGTGGAATTCGAGGAAGGGGTGATCCAAAAGATAGCAGAGTTCAGTGATGGTTCTCCCCGTCAGGCCCTCGTTATGCTCGATCAGGTAATTGATATGGATAACGAGACAGCCCTGGAGTTGCTTATAAAGACAGGAGGGGCTGAGGCTAGTCTGTCCGACCTCTGTCAGTCTCTTATGAACGGCAACAAGTGGGATACGGTTTCCAAGATAATCAAGCAGATGGACATAGACGATCCGGAACGGCTGCGATATGCCGTTCTGGGCTACTTGTCGAAGGTGTTGTTGAACAAGCCTTCGGACAGGCTTTCAGGTATCATAGAACTGTTCCTGGATAGCTGGATGTACAGCGGCAAAGCCGGGTTGATAAATACTTGTTACCTGGCGACAAAGGTGAAGTAATTAAACCAGCTATAATAGGGACGAAGGAGAATGGCGATGGGTTGGAAAGAGGACATAGCTATTGATCAGGATCGGTTGGATTGGGAGTTGATGAGACAGCCTCTATTGATGGTGGAATATACTGAGCTGTTGGCAGATGCTCAGGATGTTCGAGATCGGAAGAAGGAGAAGCTGGATCTCACTCGTTCCAAGATAGACTACCGCATCAGGAGTGATCCAGAGGGTGAGACTGGGCTCACGAAGCCCACGGAAGCGGCTATATCAAATACGATCCTGGCAGACAACGAATACCGGAAAGTCAATGACGAGTATATGAAGGCGGTCCACCATGTCCGTGTTCTCGAAGGAGCCCGGAATGCGGTGGACCAACGCAAGAGCGTCTTGGTGAAACTGGCTGACCTGTGGATAGCCGGATACTGGGCTGAGCCACGGATAAAGAAGGAGGCGAAAGAGGGATTGGAGAGCAAATCAACGGAGGGTGTCCGACAAGGGTTGGAGAGATCGGGAAGCCGGATGATGAAGAGAAAGAACAAGGAGGAAGGCGCATGACGTTTGACGAGTATATGAGACAGGCTGCCATCGCGCTGGGTATTATCCTTGGTTGGTATATATTCATAAGGCTGACCGTCAGCGCAGTGTTAAACAGCTACCTAGACTTCAGAATCAAACTACAGACCAAAATAGGGAAAGGAGAAGGTTCAGATGGCAAGAAATGACAGGCGTGCTATGCGGGAGGAGTTGGCCAAACGGACACAGGAATCCCATGAGAGAAAAGATGGCGATGTTTTCCTGAAATACTTTCTGTCTGACTCGGATTTGCCGATGTGGAAGTGCGGAGTTACAAAGGACGATCCGCATATCATCGACATAATCCCGTTTTTGGCAGGGCCCAACTTCCCCACAGGTTCTTCGAAGTATCAGATCAAGCCGGGAACACCTGTCTATGTTCTCGATTTGTACGTCCACCAGAACATAGGGCCAGGTGAAGCTTGGATCGTTTGCCCGGCAAAGAATTATGGGAAGCCTTGCCCGGTGTGTGAGGATATCGAGAGGAGGAAGAGGAAGGGAGAGGAGTGGGATGATTACAGCGACATCGCACCCAAGAGACGTTGTGTGTATAACGTCATCTGTTACGATAACAAGAAGGAAGAGGACAAGGGGATTCAGATTTGGGAAGTGTCCCATCGATATTCTGAAAAGGCTTTCCAGGCCCTTGCCAAGAATGCGAGGACGGGTGACGTTATATCCTTCTGTTCTCCGGACAAGGATGGCAAGTCGATATCTTTTGAAGTATCGGATGACGATTTCCGGACTATCGGTGGACACAAATTCCTTGACCGTGACTACGAGATAACGGATGATGTTTTGGATCAGGCCTATATCTTGGATGAGCAGATAGCCCTCCTCACTTACAAGGAGATTGAAAACTTGTATTTTGGGGAAGACGAGAAGCCAGAACCCGAAACCCGGAGCCGGGGCCGGAGCCGTGAAGAGGAACCGGAACCCGAAACCCGTGGCCGTGGTCGTGGTCGTGGCCGGGAAGAGGAACCGGAGAAAGACACCGAGACAGACAAGGAGACCAGGGGTGGTGGTAGGCTATCCCGAAGGACAAGGCCAGAAAACGAAGACAAGCCTGTTGAAGAAGAGACCACAAAGCGGGGCCGGGGAGGATCGGAGGGCTCCAGTCGGAAGTCCAAGAACACCTGTCCGGTAGAGGGCGGGAACTTTGGGTTGGATATAGACATGTATAAAGAATGCGAGGAGTGTTCCCTGTACTCGAAGTGCGCCGATGAGTCGGAAGAGATCGAGAAGAAGAGACGGGAACAGAGGGACGCAAACAGAGGTGGTCGAGGACGTAAATGAGCCCACTACGAAGACGAGTTCAGGAAGCGGTGGAGGATATCCAGGGGGCAATTGAGTCCCCTGGATATACAAATAGGAAAAAGGACGAGATCAACTATGAGGGCCTATTATCCACGGGTTCCACTCTCCTTGATCTTTCGATCTCCGGGGGTAGGAAAAGGGGTGGAGGAGTGCCCGGAGGAATCATCACGGAGATTTATGGTCCTTATGGATCGGGAAAGACAGCCATCTTAGCAGAGTTGTGTGCATCGTCTCAGAGTCGGAAGGGTGAGGCTTTGTTCCTTGATCCGGAGGGACGTTTGGACAAGGAGTATTCCCGGATTTATGGGATGGCTATTGATAAGAATAACTATGCGATGCCGGATACCGTGGAGCAGGTTTTCAAAACTATCCGGGATTGGGATGCACCTGACAGAGGTTCGAAGGTGACCCACGTTGTCGGGGTGGATAGCCTTGCGGCTTTGAGTACCGATCTGGAGATGGACAAAGGCGACAAGATGGGTATGAGAAGGGCCAAGGACTTCTCCACCGAATTGCGCAAGACGGCAAGAGTGATAAAGAAGCGCAACTGGCTCATCGCGGCAACCAATCAGGTTCGAGACGGGGAATATGGAGAGTTTACACCGGGCGGCAACGCCATAGCTTTCTATGCCTCGTTGAGGATGAGGGTGGCTCAGCTGAAGAGGATCGAGAAGAAGGTCAAATTGGCCTCTGGGAAGGAAGTGGCCAAGGTTATCGGGATACAAAGCCACGTCTTCATCAAGAAGAGCACGGTGGACGATCCTTTCAGGGAATGCGACATCTTCATCGTTTTTGGGTATGGTATAGACGATATCAGGGGCAATCTACAGTTTTGGAAAGATATGACGGGAGATACATTGTATGAAACCCCGGACAAGAAGCGGTATCAGTCTATGGACCAGGCTATCTTGAGAGTGGAGGAAGCCAAACTTGAAAACGATCTTCGGAGAAACACCATTGACCTCTGGGAAGAGATTGAACAGAAGTTCAAGACGAACAGAAGAGAAAAAGAACGCTGAACCTCCTGAGTCAAGGAAGGACAAGAACAGGGACAAGGATGTCCTTGTTATCGATTGTATGAACCTCGTCTCAGCTACCGTGTTTGCTATGCCGGAGATGAATACTGAGAGAGACGAAACCGGAGTCATATATGGATTCTTGAGACAAATCCGATCTCTAGCGGACAGGTTCAAGACTTCCCGGTTTGTGTTTTGTTGGGACAGCCGGGATAACTACCGCAAAAAGGTCAACCCGGAGTACAAGGCCAACCGGAGGAAGAACCTGACCGAGGAGGAAGCAAGTTTTTGGCAACGGGCTTTCGATCAGGCCAAGATACTCCGGACGGAAGTGCTCTATGATCTGGGCTTTGAGAACGTTTACTATCAGATTGGATACGAGGCAGATGACTTGATAGCCCACGTGGTTCAACGTTTCCCGGATAATTACGTCATCGTGTCTAGTGATAATGATCTTTGGCAACTACTGGAGAAAACCTATCTATATGAAACACGTTGTTACTCGATACGGAATAGCAAGATGATGACCAAGGACACCTTCTTCAAGGCCTTCGGGATAGAACCGAGGAAGTGGGCGATGGTCAAGGCTATCGCAGGTTGCTCAAGTGACAACGTGAAGGGGGTGGAACGGGTGGGAGAGGTTCTGGCCTTGAGATATATCCTGAAACAACTAGATGTAACGGGGAAAGTTTATCAAAAGATCAGGGCCCACGAGGATCTGATAAACCGCAATCTCAATCTTGTGGCTTTGCCGTTTGCCCATAAGCACGAGATACGCATCCGGGAATTCCCGGTGTTTCCTCCTTTGATGGTAGAGAACTTTGAGAAGGTGTTTGATCGATTCGAGTTTAAGAGCTTGAAAAATCACTTTGATAAATGGAGCAACGCTTTTGAGCTTGTTCCGTTCTAAGGAGACAAGATGGGCAAAGGGGATAAGGGAAGTGATTATGAGCGGGAGATATGCCGGGTTCTGTCGAAGTGGTGGGGCTGTGGAGAAGATACCTTCTGGCGAAACCGAGTGAGGAAGACCACAAAGGGTGCCGGGAACCAGTGTGGGGATATAACAAGCCTGGAAGGTGACGGTCATATCTTTGTATCCCGGTATAACATAGAGTGTAAAAAGGGGTACAGCACCCGCAAACTCCCCGGAACTTCTACCCGGATCAACTGGGATATCTTGGACATGGTAGATGGCCGGGCTGAAAAGCCTATCTTTATGGACTTTTGGAATCAGTGTCTCAGGGATTCCGAGTTGAGCGGAAGGGTGCCTATGCTCATATTCAGGCGCCATCTGCGGGCTGATGTAATTGTTATACCGAGTTATGAATTGGGTCTGATGAGACAGACGTTGGGAGCAACCTTATTTGCTTATGTGAAGAAGGTTACTTGGACGTTGAGCCCTGGGAATACCCTGTTGTTCTTCCGGCTGGAGGACTTTCTGAGCCATTTGGACTCGAAGGGTATGAGAAAGCATATCCAGAAGTTTGATTCAGTTAAGACAGGCCGATTCAACCGCTTGAATCGGAGGGGACAGGATGAAAAGACTTCGGATTGAAAATTATCAGAGCCATACATATACAGAGTTGGAATTCCATCCGGGGATAAATGTCATTGTAGGACGGAGTCAGAAAGGGAAGACAGCTATCATACGGGCCTTGAAGTGGCTGGCGGTGAATAGGCCTTCCGGCTTCCGTTTCCATACGGCTGGCGCGGAGAATCCTACAAGGGTGGAGTTGGAGCAGGATGATGGTACTGTTATAGTTCACGAGAAGAGTAGCAAGAAAGAATCTTACAAGATGGGAGATCGTGTTTGGGATAAGGTGAACAGAGATGTCCCGGAGGAAGTACGGATCAAGCTCAACTTTGATCCTATTAATATTCAAAATCAGCTGGACACTCCTTACCTCGTCACATCCTCTCCCGGAGAGATAGCACGCGAGATTAACACCGTGATACGGATCGAGGAAGTGTATGACTGGATTAGTAGACTGACACGAGAGATTAACACCGCAAACAACTCCTTGATAACGAGAACCAAAGACTTGGAGTCAGTTGAGGCTAGTCTGGAAAAGTATACCAAACTTGATAAGTTGAAGCGGCCCATCAAGCGGCTATCTCTCCTTCAGGAGGGGATAAACCGACAACACCAGGAGAGGCAGGAGTTGGAGAGGCTTGTGGGAGATTATGACCGGGTTTCCCGCAAGCTCGTCATAAAGGATAGGATTGAACGGGTGGATAGTATCTTGGGAGAGGTATCTGGTCTGATGAATGATATCGAGAATTCTGCCCGGATGTTAATTGTCCTTCAAAAAGCCGTTAAACTCAACCGGGTTGTTCGGTTGGTTAGTCCCAAGGTAAAGGCTGTTATTGATACCATTGTTAGATTTGAGCAGGTGTGCCTCGATATCCGGGGCCTGACCGATCTATCGGACGACATCACCAAGTGTCTTCTAGCTGAAAATAAGCTGAATCACGATAAGGAAGAGTTGTCCAATGCCAAGATCCAGTTTGGCCGGGCTCTTACGGAAGCAAGGAGGTGTCCAACCTGCGGCAAGAATATTTCGAAGGACGAGGTTGAGAGGATCGTGGAGGAGTTATGAAGTTGGTTATGGTGAGTGACATCCATCTGAGGCCGGATAATCCGGTTGGGCGGTTGGACTACCTGCCGGATGTTCAATGGAACAAACTTCGGGAAGTCTTCGAGATAGCACGCCGGGTAGAAGCCGCAGGGATCATCCAATCAGGCGATTTGTTTCATAAACCGAGATCGTGGGCAACCCTTTATTGGATTCTGGAGTTGTTTGCCGAGTATCGGGACGTGAGGTGGTATGGAGTTCGGGGCCAGCACGATGTTTACATGAACGAGACTTCTTCCGAGGGTACCAACTTTGGGATCCTGACGAAGGTGGGAGCAATAAGGGAGTTGGATTCCAGAGCCCACTATATCGAGGGGAGAGACGGGCTGGTGGCTTTGTATGGATCTTCCTGGGGGCAAGAAGTACCAGAGATCAAGGATAAAAGAGATGTTAACATTCTGGTCACCCACCGTTCGATATCGGACGAGGAACTGGTGGGAGTACAGACCACCTCAGCTTCCCGTTTTCTCCGTCTCCACCGTTTCGATCTTATCCTGTGCGGAGACATTCACCGGGCATTTGTGGTGAATACGGGGAAAAGGGTATTGGTTAACACGGGCCCAATGCTCCGGTTTGAGGCTACCGATTACAACTTTAAGCATATTCCCCATGTTATGATATATGACGTATACGAGAACACGTTGGAACGGATTGACCTCACCTGTGATCCTTCTGAAAAGGTTTTATCGAGGGTTCACTTGGATATTGCTCAGGATACCCGTGACAGACTGGCTGAGTTTGTTGGGGGTGTTCAAACAGAATTCTCCCCGGAGGTTAGCTTCAAGGAGAATTTGCTTCTGTTCTACAAGGAAAACAATGTTTCAGAATCTGTCCGATTGAGGATACAAAAGACGATGGAGGGCTTGGGATGAACGATAAGATCAAGAGAGCAAACGCAAACGACATCAACTCAAAGAGGCTGGCTGACTTCCGGGGAACGGTGGAGGACATCAAGGCAATGGTCAACCGGACGGAGGGTGAGCTGAACTCTATCTTGGGGGTGCTGAAGG